GAAGATTGCCTTGTGCATCAACCTGTTGACCACCTAAAAAAGTGCCGCCCGGACCAGTGCCTAAAGCATCTTCAACGCCTTGTGGTAAAAGCTTTGCGCTTAAAAACTCCATAGGTGATTTACCATCCATAAAGTTACCCATAGGTTGTGTTTGTGTTGGCTGTATAAGATTTCCTTGTGAGTCAAATTGATAACCCCTTGCTTTTAACTCTGCTGCTGTAACTGGCTTTCCTTCTATAGTGTATGTTGGACTACCAAAACCACCACCACCTTGTACTTCAACTTGTGGTAGTTGGTCTTGTGGTGTAAAAGCTTGACCAAAAAGCTGTCCAATACCTCTTCTTATATTGGGTCCTAATGTTCCTTTGCCAATACCGAACCTACTTTTCAGTATGCCTTCTGCGCCTTCACCGGGTGTAAAAAAATCTTTTAACCTTGAAAACTTACCACCTTTTACTGCGCTACCGATTTTACCAGCACCAAAACTCAATGCACCACTAAGCAAGGCATCTTTAGTAGACATGCCTGATGCTTTGCCAACACCTGTTGTAACTAAAGCTTTTTGTAAAGGTCCAAGTGCTTGCATGCCCGGTATAAAGTTTATTGCTATAGGCGCAACTTTTTTTACAATCTTTTTAAGCTTTTTACCAAATTTTTTAAGAGCGCTTCTTAAACCAAACTCAGGCATACCTGTATTTGGGTTTATTGAATTTTCACCACCTACTACATATTGATTTGGGTTCATACCCATGTTCATCATATCTGACTCAATCATGCTTCTTGTTTGTGGTGTAATAGATTGTGGCGGTACTATCATTTCACCTGTAGCAACGTGCGCTAAGGTGTCATCTTCAAACCTACCTAAACTTGCTAAACCTTGCATGTGTGATTCCATGTGTGGCATATTATTTTAAACCTCCTATACCCATAGGCATTGGTCTTGGTGGGGTCGGTGGTGAGTCGGGCAACCCTTCAGGGTTTATTAAATCTGCTGGCCTTGGTTCTCTTGATACCATGTTAATCATCATATCAAATTCTTCAGGGTCAAAATCTTCATCTACTTGCGCCATAATTTCTGCTAAAGCTATTGAAGCTTGGTCGTGTTCAGGCGAGTCTTTTGGTTTAGTCAATATAATATTTACTATGTCGCTATATCCTGAATCAGACAAAGGCATAAGCACCTCGTCAATCAATTCTTGTCTTGCTTGTATAAATTGTTGTCGTTCAGGTGGCATTTGAATAGCAGCATTCATTTGTTGCTGTATTGCAGCTATGTTTTCTTCAATAGTATTTGTGCTAGAAGTGTCTGCTTTCATTTGTTGTGGTCTTGGAGACTCCATTTCACCAGCTAACATGTTAATTCTTTCTTGTAATGTTGCCATACTTCTACCCTAATTTATGTTTACAGATATATTACCACTTGTTTTCACTGAAACAAAGCCTAATGATGTAGTTGCTTTTAAGCCTTTTTCATTGGCATCTATGGTTAAATTAATAAAATCATTACCATTGTACACCTGTAAAACTTCTTTGCTCGTATTAAATATTACATCGCCTTGTAAAAAATTTAACTCTGCTATTTCGGTAGCATTAAATCTTGGTGTCCTATTTGGGTCAAATTGACCTAAATTAATTTCTAATATCCTGACTAATTTATTAAATATTTCAGGCGTAACCTCTTCTGAAGCGATAGGTAGCCTAGATGGTAGTAGCTTAGCCACTATCTTTTACCGTCAGGCTGAATATCTAGCCTTGTAAAACCAAGTCGCCATTTTACTCCTAATCTACTTCCTGATGCAGCGTCATCGTCACTTTGCACTCTTAACACCGCCTGTCTACCTCTTGCTCTAACATGCACTTGCGCAGTGTTATTAGAAATATCTTTAGTGGCTCTTGTGGTTAATGACTCACTTGGAGCATTTCGAGTTTTTAGTAACATATTTATTTGTGGACCACCAGAAGTGACATTTGTTCCATAAAATTTAACATCAGGCATCATTCTTCTGACAAAAGCAAAATCATTACCGTCTTGCAAATCAAAATCAGCACTTTCAATAAAAACACCGTCCATGGGTGAGCCATCATCATCCTCACCGCTTTCATGTGCAAATATAACACCACTATTGGTAGCCAAAGGCTTATCAAATATATTTTGGTCTACCCATGCTGTTCTTACTAATTGTCCTATTGACCAAACGCCCTCTAAGTAGTTGTAAATAACATATCTTGATACTTCTTTTGTACCATCGCTTTCTGCTGGATAAAACCACCATACTTCATTGTATTCTTTATTAAGAACTGCAAATACTTTAAAAGCTTGGCTTAAATCTAAATCTTCTTGCACGTAACTCAAAACACTACAAGGTAATTTTTGTACAGAACCTGTATAAGAATAAAAACCATCATCACCCATCCAAAACACTCCATTTGGTGAATTTATGGCTGCATTAGGCCCAATCATTCCCGTACCTTCATTTATTAAATTTAGAGCAAATGTAAGTGGTGGACCAACAAACTGCATACTATACATAGATGTATCAGTCCATATTAGTATTTCTTGCCTTGCTCTAATGCCACCTCTAATTTCGCTACCTGAAGATAATCTGACAGAGCCTGCTGTGTTTGTGGTTTTAGGCTCAAACTCTGTAATACTTTCTTGGTCAGAAAATACGACTAGCATTGGGTCTACTACACCTGTACGCGCACCACTAGAAACAGGGTCAGAACCTAATACAATAACATGCCTATCAGTGTCACTTACGATTGTTTGTAGACCTACTGTAGGTGCTAAATTAGAGCCTGATAATGATGTTATATTTACTGCCCTAGTGCTAGTGCCATTGCTTTCGTCCCAATAGAAAATACCACCCCCACGTGCATGTAAAATTAAATCTTCTCCAAAATTATCAGCAGACCATAATCTTAGTTGGTTTGTAAAAGATAGGCTTGTAGATGAACCAAAGCCGCCTGCACCCCATGTGCCGACACCCCAACCTGATGCTTGTACAAAAACATCTAATCCTGAATTAAGTTGATATGCACCAACAACGGATGAACCACCATTGCCACTATCTGATGAGTTTGCAGTAACTGTAGCACCAGATGTATCTTTTGCTTCTATTGTATAAGAGTTTGCATTTACTACAGTTGCTACCTGATATTCTTGATTTAAAACAGCAGCAGTTATGTTGCCACCTAAACTAGATGCACCACTAAATGTTACAAAATCGTTTTTAACAGCGCCGTGTGAGGTGTCTGCAACAGTTATTGTGGCATCACCATTTGTTGCAGCAAACGTGACATCACCCGCAGATGTAGTTAATCTGATAGGAGTAATATCTGCTAAATTGTTGCCTTCTAGTATGTTTGCTTTTAGGTGCGTTCCGACAAAAAGATATTTTGCACCCTCTAATGAAATCCATGGAAATAATTTACGACAAGTGCCTAAAAATGTTGCTGTCGTTTGTTTTGTCCAACCGCCTATTTTTTCTGCAAAACCTTTTCTAAACCTTACCAAAGACGCATCAAACCAACCACCAGCATTGGTAAGATTGGTTCCTTCTTTATCTATACCAGCTTTAAACTGAAACTTCGCAAACGGCATGTTTCATTTTAAGCTATTCTGATTATAGCCGTTGATGCTGCTTTTGCTGGAAATACTATAGTAAAGTCACCTGCTGTGGAGGTTTTATCTCCACCAAAGTCTATCGTTGCTACTGACTTATCACTGTTTGTATCATTATAAATCATACAACCTCTTGCAGTTATTGTAGCTGTGCTGAATGTTAAATCAGCAAAATCAGTTACAGCAGTAGTGCCTGTGGCTGACGGTGTAACATTAGTTAACGCCGCACCACCTGAGGTATAGTTTGTACCACTCGCTTGTCCTGTTGTAGTAAAAGCAGTAGTAGTAGCACCAAGAGTAGCAGAACTTGTATACAAGGCTAATTTAAAAGTGTTACCACTAGAATTTGTAAAATTATGTGTGCCTGTTAAAAGCTCTACTTTAAAACTTGTTGTTAGTGTTGATGATATTGCCATATTAAATACCTTTTATTATTTTTGCTAAATCCTCACTACCTCCCTTACATAAATCTTGTATTAAGGTAGCTTTATAAGATTTTATAGCATTTTCAATATATATCAAACAAACTTTATAAATTAAATTTCTATATGCTCTAGCTTGTGCTTTAACATGTTCTTCATTGTCGTCAGAAACACCAACTATTTTATCTGTCAATTGCTCTGCCCAAAACTCAGGAGGATGTCCTCCATACTTGGTTGTTGAAACTTCTACCATGCCAAGTTCAGGCACACCATCAGGAGTTATTTTTATTACCATTTGTTAGGCTCCGGGGGTTTTAAATGACTATCGTATCTATCTGCAACTTGTGGCAATATTTTATGTTTTTGCACAGTCATTTCGCTTATTTTCTTTAATTCTATGCCGTCAGTACCCTCTACAGGCACATAAGGGTCTTGTAATCTATGATAACCGTAAAGTCTTTGTTGTCCCGGCACATTAGTATCTAACAAAGAACTCGTTGCTGCTACCTCAACTTGTATGCCTTTTTCCATGCACTTAACTAACCAAAATTCTACACAGGCTCTACCTTGCTCAGCAAAATGTAAATTGTTGCTATATGTAAAATCAATGCCAAATAGCTTAATATTTGCTACATCATTCCAATAAGCAAAGGCCACAGTATAAGCGACTGTGTTATTTAGATAATGACAATTTGTGTCTTTAACTATTTCTTTTACAGGATATTCAATAAGATTTTTACATCTTTCATCTATTTCGCACGTATATATAGGCTTGTTATGATTTGTTAGTAACTCTTTCATGCTGTCGGTTTGTCCACCAGCATGGTCTGTATCTAAAAATCTTGAAGGTGGGTCCATCATAAAAACTCTGTCGTGATAAATTACAGATGCTACTGCGTTTATTGCCCATACCTCGTCAAATTTTACGCCGTGTGATTTGGCTAAACAAAAGTCAAACCAACTTTTACCCAAGCCTACAATTGCAACGGTTTTACCGTTTAATTTTTTAATTGGTTTCATCTCTCTCTCTCAAAAATGTAAGTTATGTTACGTTAATTCTTAGTGAATCATACCTCATTTCATCTCTTGTATCTCGACCCTCACCGAGATTTTTTAATCTTAATAAACTTTCTTTAAATCTAGCTTCATACATACCAATGTCGTCAGCAGGTAGTTTTAAAAATATTGCACCCTCTAATAAACAACCGTATAACAAAGTATCAGGAGCATCTGTAGACAGGTAAGTAGTTCCTGAGTCTGCACCAGATGTAAGAGAAGTTGGCTTAGCCAAATAATGTAACTCCATGGTGTAATTACTGTCAGGTACAGGCGCTACTTCAAAACTACTTTGGTCAAATATTGCATAATATCTTGGGGTACCTCTTGTTGCCGTGCTAGACACAAACTCTTTAATAAAAGAGTTATGTTTTAAATCTAAATAATCGTATGTGTTAGAGCTTATTACAGCCAACGAAAAGGGTGCCAAAAAATCTGTTGGCGTGCCTAAAAATCTATTATCTGTGGTTACATTACCTTGAACATTTTTTCTTTGGTCAGGCAACTGTACTGTTTTAAGTATTCTTTCTTCTGCTTGTAATATTATGTTGTTTAAATTATTTACGAAGGTAGTTTCGTCCGTTTCTAAATAATCTTGTATTGCAGTTTTTAATGTGGATAACGTAAAACTCATGATGTGGTTATTGTAACTGTACCTAAAGCACTTGTCATGCTATCA